TATTCTTCTGCTGCTCCACCAGCAACCCGATATACTCTATCGTCATTTGTGGTAACTAACGTACCTTCCGATTCTTCAGCTTCCAAAAGTGGCGTTACCTCTATATTGTCTATTCTTAGGTTTGGTATGTATTTGTCAACTTGTTCCCTTATCTCCGCTTCAATAGAATCAAATGTTGGTGTGTCCATAGGTTCAAAAATATACTCATACAGTCGTGTACCAAAGTCAGGTAAAAAATACCTCATTCCTTTTCTAGTTAGGAGTAAGTGTATTAAATCTGCTTTAATCTCATCTTCTGGAGTGTCTGTCAAATCAAACATATACCCCAACCTACTCTTATTTAAAGGAAAATTTATCCCGTATGTTCCAAATTCTGGCATTATAAGTTTTTTATATAAATACTTGTAAGATTACTTTGTTTGGTTTTTTTAGGGGTAGGTTTTATTTTATTACCCTTTACCACATATTCTTTTACAAAAAGTTCGTATATCCAATCATGACTTTTTATCATTATTAACCTTGTGTTTCACTTACTTCTTCCACTTTCTTTAAGTCAACATCAATTTCACAAGTACCACCCGCACAAGCTAATTCACCTGACAAGTCAGTATTATCATCTAACTCTATTACCCCAGAAAGGTTTATTTCTTTTAATGAATTTAACATTTCATGATACCTTTCTTCCGTAATATCTTCAAATGGTGCTTGTATGTAACTTCCACCATCATAAGGAAGAACAGCCAATCCGTTATAATGTGATTTATTTTCCCACATCCATTCTCCTGCAGCGTCCCACTCATGTTCTCTTAAACTAATTGTAGCTGATACATTATGTGAGTTTGAACCTTTTCTATGCCCAGAATTAACCCATTCTTGTGCAACTTTTTTAACTCTTTCTAGAAGTTGGAAGGCTGACTCAGTTCTTAGTATAGAACCTTTGGGAGCTGATTGTGGTATCTCAATAACGGCAGTATCGTGAGGTCTAAAATATTCGTCTTGGACAAGTTCTGGGTGGTGTATTTGTAAGTGACTATATATAGCTTCATTCTTACCTACTCTAATCCTTCTAATGTAGAAATCGTTATGCCATGCATGAATACCTGAGGATGTCCCTAATGTTAATGATGTTGTCCCTGCAGGTTTAACACAAGTAGTTCTAGCGGCTTGATTAATGTCTAACAATTTAGAAACTCTAGTGTTTTCTCTTTTAACTAAACTTGCGGCTTTTTTCATATCGTAATTTAAAACTTTTCCAGAACCTATACCTGTCATTGAGACACCAATAAGAGCATCTTTTTCGGTTGTCTCTCTCCATATCTCTCTTAGGTAGTGGAATGAAGTGTATCCCGCTTGGAGTGTTCCTATAAATGCTGCAACCTTTACTCTTTCATTTAAGTCTTCTTGTGATTCAATATTGGAGACGTTTACTTCACATAGATTACAGAATTGGTATGGTCTTAGTGCAATTTCACAACATGGGTTAGTCCCCCAATCTTTGTCGTTGTTTAAATAAATTCCCGGTTCTCCAGCTCCTGATAATTCAACTCTTTTCCATAAGTCCATGAAAAACTCTTTAGTTATTTTGTGTCTCATCAACACTGCTGAGTTATTAGCTCTACCTCTTTGTGCGTTCAACTCCCACCAATTACCTGTTTTACATGAAATCATAGAATCGTCGTCAGCACTAAATAAACTGATAAGGGCTGCTCTCCTAATACCACCCGCCAATACCGCGTCTGCTATATAACAAACAATGTCATGTACTTCTAAAGTAGTTAATTGGTCACCATTGTCTTTTTCAGACAATATTCCTTCTATCTTAACCAAACATTCTTTTAGTGGTTGTGGTCCTGGAGCTTTACCTCCTGAAGTTACTAATCTTGCTCCTTTTTGCCTAATATCTGAGAAATCAAATTCTACTCTACTACCACCACCATTCATGTAAGATTTAATTAAAACCTTAATTGAGTCTGCCCATCCTTCGATAGAGTCTCCAATGAGAAACCTTCTTTTTCTTTTTGGGTATGGTTTTTGAATTACTGGTAATTTTGCAACATGATGTTTCTGTACTGAATATCCAACTCCGGTACCACCTAATAATAAAAACATTGTTTCTGAAAAAGAGTCAACATGGTCAATAGGTAAATAAGCACAATTGTAAATTCTATTTGGGCTTATCTCAATTGGTTTTCCACCGAATTGCATACTCCTCATTGATGGTAACACTTTCTTATCGTACACTAATTTATACTTGTTGTCTATTTCTTCTTTTAGGTTTGGATATGTCTTTATATGCATATTTTTATTCCTAGTTACTAATTCTTCCCACGTCTCTCTTCTATTTAATTCCGGTATATATTTTGCGTATTTCATGTAGACTGTTATGTCTGACAAAATTTTATTAGATACTTCCATATTTTTTATTTTTTATTTGAAATTATTTCACTAATTTCTTTAGTTATTTTATTTTGTGATTGATTGATTTCTTCTATCGAGAGCTGCTCGAACTCTTTGAGCGTTTCTTACTTCTCTATTGTTTTCTAGGTCTAGTAATGTTTGGGATTGTTCAGTGTCTATTTCTAAAAACTCATTATCAAATTTACAGTTTTCAAACACTATACCATCTTGACCAATTCTAGACTTGGTGATTGCTATAGTAGCTAGTCCCAATTCTTTTTGTTGTAGACTTTTGGCGATAGATATGATTACATGACCTACTTGTGCTTTTTTTATAGACCCACCCATCATATCAGTTGTTACCACATCAGAACTTATAGATGTCCTATTTCCTTGTGCTGCTGTCCACCCAACTAAATCTAGTTCACTACACATACCTTCAAATTTTCTCATAACAGAACCCTCACCTTTCCATTCATCATTAAAAGCTCTGTCCGGTAAAAGACAATCGATATAATCTATAAGTACCACGTCTATTTTTTTCCCTTCGGCGATTAGTTTCCTAACTCGGTTTTTAATTTGATTCATATTCATTGTATCGGATGGAAGTTTTTCTAACAATAGTGTACCCCTTCCTTTATATTTTTCCAGTTTTTCTAAAACTTCTGGTTTTCTAGAGGCTTGTTCTTTTGATGAGATTCCAGTCCAACAAGTTATATGTTTTCTTTGGATTATTTTTGGGTTGTCTTCAAAAAATATTTGTAGTACGTTAAACCCTAAATTGTAAGCCGTGTTAGCAACTTTAGTTAGTACGGTACTCTTACCCACACCTGTTGGTGCTAAAAACACACCTATTTCACCTTTTGCAAGACCCCCATCTAATAGGTTGTCTATGCCTGTAATACCTGTAGGTACAGGTTCTCTAAAATCGTCCCTTAAGACGTCTTCTAGGCCACTAAACACATCTATTTGTGTGTCATCCATCTCTCCCACCTGTATAGCCTCTCTAATGTAAGACTCACATTTATCGTAAGATTCAAAATCACCATCTTCTAAAATCTTATTAACTTTAGTTATAGCTTTCTTTAATTCTTGTTGTTTACAAAACTTTAAAGATTTTTCTTGTACCCATAAGTGGTCCTCAAATGGGCAATCTCTAACTTCAATTAACATATCAACCACATTTTGTCTTGCCATGTCAGAAGTGACCTCTATCCTACTTATTTGGTCTAAGGCATCAAATGATGGGGGTAGGTTATATTTGTCATGATATTCTTTTATCATCTGCATGATAAGTTTAAAATATTGATTATCGAAATATCTAGCCTCCATCACATCAATGATTGCAGACGCGAACTTTTTATCAATAATTAATTGATTTAAAAGTTTTATTTGAAAGTTATGCCCTAGGTATCCGAAACTGTTTTTTCCGCTCATATTATAATTTTTTTACACATCAATAAATATAGTTAAGTTTATCTTAATACCTCTATTGGTGTTGAATTTCTGAGTGACAATGTGTCACTTAGTTCTGATAAAATTCCTGGTATTAACGGTCTTATATCAACTGTGTACCTTACTCGTGTTGGGTAGTTGTGAGAGGGTAAAATAGTACTAATTATGTTTCTTCCATTCTCTTTAATTTCTACCTCAAAAACTTCATCTTCCGAACCTTCCAGGTCTTGCTCTGACAAATTAACCACATTTGTATATTGATTATATTGTTCATATAAGTAATCCCAGCTTCTACTTTTTAAGTAATACTTCAACTTTGTCCTTATCGCGTCAACTTGTTCATAAAGCTCTAAAGACGCTAAAGTTCTAGGGTTATGTTTTCTAACATTAAAGTATCTCTGACAAATAATATTTCCATTTATCTTTAGTAGGAATTCAAATTTTGAGATTAGTTTTTTATCTATCTTATTTTCCATTTCTTTTGTTTTTAAAATTATACGTTTCTTTTTTTATTAATTCAATAAACGGTTCGAAAAAATCTAACCAGTCATTGTCCTTTTGTGGTAAAAATTTATTTAAACCATCTCTTAATGTCATTTCAATAACATTTTCTATCTTTCTATCTGTTGGGTCTAGTGGTAGGTGGGAAATTGATTTTATATCTTCCCTCGCCTCATCTGTCAGGAAGGGAATCGATAGGTCTACCAATCTTTTGTTAGTTTTGTAGAATTCATCACCTCTTTCCCCACTTTTTGTAACACCTTCCAAGATATTACTGATAGCTTTTTTATTTTTATTGTTAGACTCTTTTTTAAGTTGTTTTGTCTTTTCCAATATAAATTCTAAGCTTACCTCTTTTTCAGTTAATTCTGGAAATAAACTAAATAACGTTTTTTCTCCCAAATAACTTATCCCTTCTATGTTGTCACTTTTATCACCGGTTAACACTTTAAGTAATACAATGTTTGTTACCGGAATTTCTTGTTGCCCAATCTTAACCATACTATCGTGTTCAATGTATTGTTTTTTTCTGGGTAGGTACTGTGTTACTTTTTTATTTATAAGTTGTATTAAATCTTTATCTGAACTTATTATTGTTTTTTCTTCTTTAGGAGTGATTTGACAATAATAAGCAATTCCATCATCAGCCTCACAATTCTTAAATTGACATTGTCTTATAAACAATTCTTCTAGATATTCAGATATTCGATTTTTTTGTTCCATCATAGACTGAAACCTATCATCATCCATCCTCTTTTTTCTATTTTGTTTATAAGCTGGATATATTTCTTTTCTAAAGTGATTGCTCTTTGGGCCGTCCCAAAAAACAACAACTTTATCATAGTTTTTTTCTAATAAATGTTTCTGTAATGTAACTATAAAATGATATAGGGCACCTAAATGTTTATCTTTATTATAAACATTCTTTACACCATGAAAGCCAATCTGTAATACACAATTGCCATCAACAACTAAAGTCTTTTTCATTTATCATATTTATAGGGTTAAAAATTCGTTTTAAAACAATTCGCCTGTATCTTCTACAGCTAAATTATAGTCCCCTTCAGAACCTATAAGTTTGCCCCAATACTCAGAGTTGTGTGTTTTGTAATCTAATACTGATTTTTTTTCTTCTGTTTGGTCTTTTCCTTTCAAAAAACCGTGTGGTGTTACTAATATCTTTCCATCTTCATAACCTAAACCATTAACGTGATTCTTTAAGATAGATATTTTAGTTCGTGTAGCAAATTTAACTTTTCTTTTATCTTTAGTTGCAGTTATTTTACTTACTCCTGCGTTCTTTTGGTTTCCGAACAAGAAAACTAATGTGGAATTTAACCATAGTGACTCACCACCTTTCGCTTTAATTTTAGGTTGACTAAAAGGGTTGTCCGCTAACTCCACCCATGGTTGATTAACAACTACTAGTGTGTTAGTTCTATTTGACGTATCTTTTCTACTACCTGAAATTCTTTGATTGATACCCATACCTATTTTATCTGCTAAGGCAGCCGCATTATGCATTTTACCACCTTTACCTTCAAAAGTCATTTTACACGGTACAGAACCAACTGAATCCCACATAAATAACAAGTCATATTCTATCTCACCTTTTTCTTGTGCGTCTAATAACTCATTAATGTAGTCTGTAATTTGTTCTATGTATTGGAAATCGTTATTGAAAAGAAAAAATCCGTCCCATGCGACTTCACCTGTTTTTGTATCTACAGTACCATCACAATCTAATCCCATTAATTTAGCGTGGTCAAAATCCCATTTTTGTTCAGTAATCATGAACACCGGTAAAATGCCTTTCCTTTGTGCGTCTACAGCTGTTTTTACCAAAGCGGTAGTTTTACCTGTGTCTGAATGACCTAAAAACATATTAATGTGTCCCATAGCTGGACCTGGAATACCAGAGGCATCCAAGAAAGCGTCACCTAAATCAAAAAATCTATCTTGTTTAAATGATGCTTTCTTAGAGAATTTCTCTTTTATATCCTTAAAACTTTTCTTTTTTATTGACATAGTGTTATATTAAAATGGTAAATCTTCGTCCTGTGGTGTGTTTGCCTGTGGGTCTGTTTGTGGTGTGACAACTTTTCCCATATCAATACTAGCCGTTTCACTATCGCTATAGGTATATTTTTTAAGGTTACTATCCCATTCTGGAGTTTCTCCTTTGGATATAGCTTCTAAATATTCTATCGGTTTTTGTGCGTACACGTCTTTCCACACTTCTAAGTTACCTGTCCAATCTTTTACTGTAGATTCAATACCGGATAGTGGTGATGGGTCATCTGCCATAATCATACTAACTGAAGTATACGTTCCACTACCGTTTGGTGTTGGTACCGCTTTTAATATAAGACTAAGGTCTCTTCCTTCTGTAATGTTTGTTACATCACCTCTTTTTTGGAATAATGGTATTAATTTATCCATAATACCGTCTCCTCTGAAGTTATGTTTGAATCTCCAGAATTTTACACCATCTTCTTCATTGTTTCTGTCAATTACTTTAACAATGTAGAATTTTCTAGAACGATATTGTCTAGCTAAATCCCTATCTTGTTGGTTTCCTGTTAATTTTAAAGCCTCCTCAACTTCATTTAAAGGGCTTTTTTCTCCTGAAGGACTTCCATCAGAATTTTTACCTGGGTCATAGATTTTCATCCACTTTCCTTGTACCTGCATTTCATGAAACCACACTTCAGTAAATGGTGATGTACCGTCTGCGGTAGGTAAAATTCTAATATTTGATTCACCATCAGTTTGTCCTTTTGGTAAATACGCCGCGAAATACTTTTTTAATCTGTCTTCGTTACTAACGAATTTCTTTTTTTCTGAATCAGGTTTTGAATTTTTTTCATACTGACTCAAGATTGCGTCTAAACTACTCATACTATTTTTATTTTTGGTTAATAATTAATTTTATACATCTAATAGTACAACATATATTCAATTAAGTAAAGTACCGTAGATTTTATTTTCACACCAAATATAAGTAAAATTAGAGCATAAAAAAAAGCGTAAATCGCTTTTTTTTATTTAATTATATTGTTTGGTCAGGATACCACTCATCCCACTCTTTTTCTGTACCCATTCTGACTATCTATTTCTTAGGTTTATTACCAAGTACTCTAAACTCTTCTTCAGCGTCCTCTTCTTGTTCTTCAGTTGGGGCGTCAAATGAACCTTCTATGTCAACACTATTATAATCTTGTGCGTCATCCTTAGTTAAAACGTATTCAGCTTTTCCAGTTTCCTTAGAACTTTCTTGACTTTTTTCTTCCCAATAATCTAATGGTTTCTGTGTGTAAGGTCCACTATCTATAGATATCATTTCTAATCTTTCTTCTTGTGTTGGTGGTGTTGCTTGTTCAATTTTTTCACCTAACTCGTCAATCGATGTTGTTATTGTATCTATACCCGTTAATTTAGTTTCTAAATCGTTTAATTTAGATAGTAGGTCTTCAATTTTATTAGTTTGTTGGTCTACAGTGTCTTTAGTTTCTGAGGCTTTTTCCTCAGCTCCTTTTGCCATTGTAACTATATCTGTAACGTCCAATTCTGTTGCGTCAGAAGAAGTTTCATCACCCATATCTTCATCACCCAATCCAAAGTCGTCATCACCCTCTAGTTCAGTGTCACCTTCTATTTCATCATCACCGTCTATTTCAGCATCAACATCTATTTCACCCTCTAATTCGTCATCAGTTACTTCAATAGTTTCATCGTCTTCTATAGCTTCTGGGTCTTCTTGTTCTTTAAATCCAAATCTTGATGGTTGGTTTTTAACAAACCCACTACCACTACCAATTCCTCCCACCATCTGTTCAGACAAAGTTTCCACATAGTTACCTATTTGGCTAAATCTTTCTAATTCTTTTTTTAATTTATCTTCTTTTTTCATTATCCCATTAGTAATGTACGGCCATCTTCTGTAACCATTCTTTTATTCACTTTTTCAACTAACCCATCTTTACTTCTTAACGTGTAACATTCTCCCGTTTGCATATCACAAACTTCTTCTTCTTCTACCCCATTAGTACTTTGTACTTTTTTTGGTGTTGGTTTAGTATCTCCCAGATAACTATCTAAAGCGTTCCCTATATTTTCATTTTTCATAATAATGTTGTTTACATATAAATATAACTGATAATGTAAAATTACGAACCAGAATTGTAAGATTGTGGTGTTCCTACAAAATCACCACTTATTAGAGTAGGTTTTATGGTTATATTTAATTTTTTAGCAATCATATCTTCAATTAAGTTAGGTTTTATGTAACTCATACCATCCTCTAGATTCCAAGTTGTAGATAGTCCCACATTGTTGATAGCAAAATTTAAAAGTTCTGGCCATACAAATTTTAGGTTGGTGTTTAACTTATCTTTAAGTTTGCCGTCCAATGCATTTTGTACTTTAAAGCACGGACATTTCTTATTTCCAAAATCGTTATGTCCTCTTAGAATTTGTTTGTATGTTTCACCAGCTATTCCATTTAATGGTGACGGTACATTTTTAGGCCATACTGTCGTTCCCTCTGGTCCCATTATAGCTAATTGTATTGCGACTGGAGAAACTGTAATATCTTTTGTAATTCTTAATATACCTAATTTAAAGAATTGTAATATAATAAACCTTTCTAGTACTGTATTTTGTGATGCTGTTGATAGTTCTCCAGTTGTAGAACCATATGGTCTATCACTAGTACAGTTAGAAATAAGGGCTATACTTAGTGTATTAGCGTTAGCGTCTAACGTGTGTGCTCCTTGGTATGTGTCAGGTCTTGCTGTTAATATCGATGGGAGTTGTGTTGTATTTGGATTTCTATCTACTAGATAGTGAAAAGCTACTCCCGCAAA